TAGAGTAGTACAAGAACAACATTGTAAATGGCTCTCAAACACGGAAACAAAAGCTATTATCAGGTACTAATCGACCCAAACAGAGCAGAACTTATAGAAAAGGTAGCTGACAAAGAGGGTATGCGTGGTACTGCATGGGTTAGAAAAGTAGCGTATGAAGCATTACAACGTGAATTTACTAGCTCAGAATATAAAATTGCCGAAGCCAAAGATGAGTTGATGTGGAGAGAATCTGTACAAAGACGAATTGACGGAAGAAAGCAGAAAGACTAAAACAATTTTAAAAATGAAAAGAATAACATGGGTCGAGTGCCCAGGCTGTAAGACATACAGCGATCAGAAGGTTGTACGATCTGATAGAAACTCAAAATTTATAATCATTCGTAGAAGAGAGTGTTACGAATGTGGACATAGATGGGAAACGATCCAATATCCTGAGATGATAGTTTCTAAACAACAAGCAGCTTACGCTCGATGTGAATGACGTTTTGTTATTTTTCTATATTTCCAATGTAAATGAAGTTGCTCTATCCACCATCTAACCTTATGTATTCCTGTACTCTTTTTTACAGGTGCTTTTACTACAGCTAATGTTGCTTCTAATTCTATTACTCTCATCATTGCTTTAGACAATACTGCTTCAGCCCTGGCATGATTTTTCATCATGTCTATACAGAAAGCTTTTATTGTATCTATATCTTCACAGGCCCATACTTCCCTGCATCTAAGTTCTATAGCTAATTCAGCTTCGGGAGATAACTGAGTATGAATCATTTTCATAAAGCCGTCATCTTTCATATTACTGAAGTCCAGTAGTAGAACCTGGGAACATCCTTGATTCAATAAAACTTACAGCTTGATCGTCTATTGTGTTGTCTGTTTGTTTAGCTATAGCCTTTAACAAATCCATAATTAATCTTTTCATTGCTTTGGATTTAATGAAGATTAAAAGAATAGGTTTTAGAATTTTTACCATCGTTTTTATGTGTTACTTCCCAAACATAGCTAACTTGCTAGTATTAGACAAGAATCTTAACTTTTATGGCTGAAGAAAAAGAAGAAAAAGAAGGTATTGAATGGGGTGATCTGTTTGGTCACGCTATAAGATTTCTGATTTTGACTTGGAGTTTATCAATGATGACTCTTGGATACATGGGTAGGGTAAGGATTGATGGAGCGTTCACTGCTGGACTCGTCAGTGGAGTACTCGGAAGCTATGGGATTTCAGTGGGAAACAAGAAAAGTGGCACAGGTAACAACAATGGTCCTAAAATAGTAGATAATAGTAAAAACAAAGTAGGTATCAAATGAAAAAGCTTTTATTACTTGCAACTCTTTGTATTCCAACTGCTGCGTATTGTGACATTCAGAGTTCAATTACATCAAGCGTCAAGCTGGAATCCTTATCGGCAGCAACTTCAGCCGATAAACTGGGATCTAGTTACAGCATAAGCGGTACAAATATTTCGACAGTTGACTCTAATAGTAATGCAACTGTGGGTGGCTTCGGAACTGTGAGTTCTGGAGTCCCTGCGGTAACGATGCCAACTGCCTCACAAACTGTTGCTGGTGAAACTTTCAGTTTTTCTCAAGCCTATTTAGAAGGAGATCAGACACCATCAGCAGCAATAACTTCACTGGGTACTGTTCAAAACTTCAGTGATTTGACATCAACTGCGGCTGGTTCTGTAGGTACTGCCAGCGTCAGTTTAGATCACCACACAATGTCGCTAACAGGTGGAACAGGAACAGGAATAGTATTAACAGGTCAATTTGTTACTGATTTAAAAATTGATTAATGTGGAGGACGCTTCCGTTTGTTTTTCTTATATCTAGCCCTGTCTATGCTGTCCCTGTGGTTCCTAACTTCACTCAGGGCAGTTCCACAAGTCGAACAGAAACAACAACTAATATTACAGAGACTATACGAACAACAGAGTATGGTGGATTTCAATATAGTGTTTCCGGCTCTGGAATTAAAATGGATGGGACTTCAATTACACCTCCTGTCACTACCACTAATCAAAACTTAAACGGAACAACTTATACTTGGACAGATTTAGATTTAAACCAGAAACCAAATTGGAATTTAACAAATCAAGGTGCTTTTCAATTTGTAGAAACATACAAACCCAGTGGCGTTCAATCAATAACAGACATAACAAGAACTATTCAATCAGAAAGCGTAACAGATACAACTACAATTTTCTCGCAATAATCCCATTATTATTTGGGAGTCCAGTATTTGCTAATACCTCAAATACTGCGGCTCCTTCTGCTTCAGCATCTGGCAGCGTATCCAACTTCGCTACACAAGTGCTTGGTGGGCCAATGGTAGAAAATAGCTATGGAAATGGAATAGTTTGCTCTGGACCACAAATGTCAATAAGTCCTTTTGCCTATTCAAATTTAAATATTAAACGGCCTATGGATTACACTTATGAAACTCCTTTTTACAATCAAGCCGTTGATAATGACGGAAACCTTACAAATCCTGGTGAAATTCTTTTTTATCAAGACAATTACAGTGGTAACAAAGATTCACTTGGTTTAAATGTTGGTGTAGCTTTAACATTTAATATTCCTTTAGATAAAAGATTTCAAAATGCTTGCTTAAAAAGTGCTACAACACAAGAAAAAATACAAAGACAAATACTATCTAAGGAACGCCTCAACTATGAACTTGCAAGGCTTAAAAATTGTGGTGAACTAAAACTTGCTGGAATTGAATATGCAAAATCAAGTATCTACCATAAGTTATGCGAAGATGTAATTGTAACTCCTAAAAAAGGTCAAGTATTACCGCATACTCATAAAATAAAGTAGATAAGTTACGGGTATTAAACTCATCTACGGATAATTATTCTACATCTTTTTTCTTCTTTGTCAGTTTCTTAATTAAATTTTTGACTAAAGGTTTTACTAAATTAAGAATGATCGGAGCAGAACAGCCGACCAGAGCAAGACTAAAAACCCCAGTAAACTGCTTAAAACTTGGAATGTATTGGTCGATGAACGGTACGTCTTCATACAAAGTTATGCATTCAATCCCATTTTGCCCTCTTTTATATCCAGAAACCCTTAATAACTTTTTATCGTTACGAAAATCCCCAATTTTTTGCTCTTTATCACCAGGACAGGGTTTAATTTCTATCTTTTCTTTTTTCTTTTGTGTAATCTTTGGCTGCTCTGGTTGTATTTCTTTTGGCTTTTGGTTTTGAGGAGTTACAGGAGGTGTATAGATAAACTGACCTGAATTATATTCTAACGGTTCATAACTTGGCATATCAAACGTTCCACAGGCTTGATAAGTGCCTTTTTCATCTTTTCCTATAAGACTAGGTAAATTATTTCTATGTGCATCAACACAGGCTGGTATATCAACTACAGGTTTATAAATTATATCTAGCGTTGGTCTTTGAATTTCCCATGTTCTTATTTTTGGAATTTCAATTTCTTTTATTTTTATTTGAGGGATATCAATCTTTGGTACTTCCATCAATCATAAGCATCTCTTTTCTTTAATACTTCCACTTCCGAAAAGCATTTAGGACAGGATAAGTTAGTCATTACCGTAAACTCAGGATAACCATTCATATCCTCTTCAATATCGATATCACCACCTATTATTAATTCTGTATTGCACCAGTAACAATTCATCAAATTTTAGGTTGTTTAAATTCAGGAATAGTTGGGCCTGTTACATCGGGCAGTGCATTATCTAGAATATTTGGCATAAGACCTTGTACATTTCCTAAGATCTCATTCATTACTTTAGATTTAAACTGTTCTGATGTTACATATTTATAGCCAAAGTACGCTCCACCACTCATAGAAGCTACCATTAGAAAAGAAATAATACTAAGAACATTAGCAATTTTCTGGAACATGATTAAAGACGCCCTCCTAAAAGCAAGTGTACCAATAACATTAATGGTACTTTTTTTAATTATAGGACTCGCACCATTGCGTGTCATGTATGGAATTATTGATAAAAATATACCAGTAAGAACTAATTAAGAGGATTCTAATGCTGCTACTTTTGTTTCTAAAGTTTCAATCTTAGTAATTGATTCTTGTAAAGCTTTAGTTAGAACAGAGACAATCGCATCTATGTTTAGTTGTTGTATTCTTAGTGGATCGTCTTTCTCTCCTTCAACCCCACTAGGAATAACAGCCGCTACTTCATGTGCAATAAAACCTTCTTTTACATTGTCTGATGCTACAGACCAAGTAGTACCACCTTGCCCTACATAATCTGCAGGAGTATAAGTTACGCATCTAAGTTGTTTCACCCTATCAATGCCTAATGCAGTTTGAGTTTGAATATCTTTTTTTATACGATAATCAGATTGAGAATTTCTAATTTCACCCATATTGGTTACATCTACCCAAGCATTCAATGCACTTCCTGTCCATTGGAAATTATGAACATTACCATTATTTGAACCACCTGATCCACCTCTTGAACAAAAACCTCTAAAGGTTAAAAAGCCTTCTTGATCTGAAGCCGCACTTTGATTTCCAAATATAATTGCACCATTACCAGTAACTTGCATTCTTAAAGCATTATTAGTGTAGGTGTATAAAGTCGTAGCACCTGCTGTTTGTAATGATGCAAATCCAGCAGAGGCAGTAAGTCTAAATGTAAAATCATTTGAACTTGGACCTTTGAGATCAATAAGACTATTAGATACTGCTCCTATCTCTATACCTGCATTCTGACCACCACCAATTATATTAGCGATAGCATCTCCACTAGCTTGCATATCAAAATGAGTGGTATAAAGTCCACCGATCCTACCGCCACCCCAGCCTATGTACTTGTTTGGAGCGTTTGCATCGGGATAAAATACTCCATTATTTGAAAAATACCAGTGATTTTGACCATCTGAATGCCTTATTGCTGTACCGTTTGTTCCGCTCTGTATGTGCATAGTATTATTTGACTGTTGTATTTTTCCTGCTACCTCACCTGCAAAAGTAGAATTTTGAAATAGTAAATCATTATCAATAGGGTGTTCTATATCTACAGTGCTTGCGTTGACAATAATTGAGTTAGTATTATCACTTCCTAATATGTATAAGTTGCCTGTGCTGTTATGCATGACAGTATGATTTCCATCATGCCGAATATTAAAATCTCCACCAGTTCCCCAATAACTAAAGACATTATCGTTATGGAAAAAACGATTATTAGTTTTATCCCAAAACGCATCAGCAGTTGCACCTTTGAAAGTTATTCCCCCATCAAATGTTCCACCGTCACAAGTTACTGTTCCCGTAACATCTATACCAGCAGATGTTGTAGATAATTTTTCTGATCCAGCGTTATATAATTTTGTTGCTCCTGTACCAGCAGAATTAATTTCTAAAGGGGTCCCAGAGACTGCTTCATTAACAGCAATGTTGGCTTTTAATGTGCCATCTAATTTAAAATCAATAAATGATAATTGATTTCCAGAGGCACTTCCTGTTCCACTATCTAAAACTATATGTGCATTACCTGTGCTTAATGCAGTTATACTGTCACAATCTACGTTCCCAACAACATTTATACCTGTGCTTGTAGTTTCAAACTTTTTACTGCCATTGTGATTTAGTTCACAACCACCACCTCTAAAAAATTTTGCCAACTCTTGATGGTTAGCATCACCACCAGTTGTACCTCTAAAAGTTAAAGCACTTGAACCTACTCTTGCATCAAAAAATCTTTGTCCGTCAGAACCAGCTACCATATTAAGTTCACCAGTTAAATTGATATCACCAGTAACAGTAACGCCAGTTGTTATTGTCTCAAACTTTTTACTGTTGTCGTAATA